TACATAGGTAGACTTAATATCTTCGTTCATGACATAAGCGGATGAGACCACATCTCCAGCATCCACTTCAGCTACAACTTTATGAATTACATGACCGTGATACTTGTAGTTAATATCAGAGTTCCATACCTTAGCTTGTGGGTCTTTACCTTTTAATTCCGGATACTTGGTTATTAACCCTGGATGACCATTATAAATGGTATAACGAAAACAAACTTCTGGTGGAAGTATTCTGAGGTAACCGTGTAACGTAATAAACGCTCCAGGTGGTTTAAATACCGTATAATACTCTTCTACAGTCGGCACTCGTGGTAGAAAAACCATACGATCAAACGCAATTTCTAGCAGCTTCGGATTGATCGTATCAATCTTCTCTAGGGGTTTATTAGTAATAATTGCATTCGGTAGCCTGCCGATCTGTTGAGAGATTTCATAGATCTCAGAACCAGATTGCGAAAATAAAGCATTCCAGACAAATTCACGTTTCATACGTTTAGGCGGTAACCTATTATATTATTACTAAAGGAAATTACCATAGCAAAGTCAGTTATTTTTGCACTTTTTAAGTAAGCTTTAACTGCTTCAAATTTTGATACTGGTAATATCTCGTTTTTGGTACAATCAATAAAGTAGTAATCTGTAACAGTTACTCCACCTTCAAGTAAATTCGGATAATTTATTGAAAGATTGTGAGTAATTGCATCAATGTCAGTTAATTCATCCATTCACGTAGCTACGGAAAGCAGCAAGGTTATCTGCAATGCATTTCTCTTGAACAGCATCTGGTACCGAATCAAGTAGGTCAACCAGTTTAGTACTCTCTTTATTCCAAGTACCAATTTTATCAGAGTATGCGACTTTCTTGATACCATGCACTATAGGTGAAGAGGTATCCAAAGAATCAATCCAGCTAAACTCTGGTCCTTGATAAAAGCTGAACTCTCTAGGGTGTGCACAACCAAGAAGATGGTGAGGCTTGCCCTTATTAATAATACCGTCATTCATTAAACGAGTAAGAGTCATTACTCTGCCCATCATAAACGATACCCACTTGTTAGGATGAGGAAACACTTCTCGGTAGTAAGAGTAATCAAATGAAATAGCGAGCTTATCTACATTCATTACTTGATCCATATATTCGTAGCATTTAACCAGCTCTCCATAATTTTTACCCTGTACCACCCCAATCATTCTACTCTGCGTGTGAGGCACGTTATTCCAATCTAATCTAAAATTCCAGTCATGAGCAGATCTAATTGTACCATTACAATCCTCTAACACATCTGGAATAATGTATTCGGTAGGTAAAAGCTTGTTAATCCAATATGCGTAGCGTTCTGAATCAAAAGCAGTACCAAGCTCAAAAATAGAATTATCTAGCAATACTTTACGGCCTTGTTCTAAACTCTCTTCAAAAAACTTAAAGTACTGCGGATGAGTCTCGAACAAATGTACAAGAGCGTAGTCGTAATCATTATAGGTACGAGAGATCTCGAGCATACTCAAGGGCGATTCGTGTGATATTTTAATCATGTAAATAAGTCAAATAGATCGGTTTGTGCTTCGTTGTTTACTTGTGGTAATTGCCAGTTAAGAGCGTTGTATACCGCTATTACAGGTGGCTTGATAATTGTATCAAACATCTCTTCGTAATCAACTTCAAAATCACTAAATTCAGGAGGAAAACTTACTGGAAAGCAAAGAGTATCGATATTGTACTTGTTCGGTGCAATATAAATCTTTTTAACCTTACCGCCAGAGGTAATCTTCTCGTATTTGGTTTCTAAGTTACGATGCTTAAGCAATTGGTTGTACCAAATAGCACCTTTAACGTGATTTGGGGTACCTTTAGCAATTTTAAAGCCGTCCGCTCTTACCTGGTGCTTTTCAATATCGCTCAAGCCGCCTCTGATGGCGACATCATCAATAGGCATCTTTTTAAATGTGTCATAAACGTCTCTATAAATAGCATTAGCTTTATTTTGATCTTGTACCAGCAAACTACTCTCAATTACCTTTTTAATAAGCTCTTTAGCTTTCTTAGGGGTAGTGGAGCGTGCAATTTCAACCCCGACATATTTGAACTTACATACATCAGCTCCTTCATCGTTAATAACGTGAATAATATAGCGTTTCTTTTCAAGATACACCGCTACATCACAAATAGATTCTCTTTTAAAGTAATACCGAGGATCAACAGAATTTAGCTTATCTTTAGCCCATTCTTTAATCTTATCGTTGAGATAAACTCCAATTTCATCGTCAATAAGCTCAAGGCCGTCTTTATTAACTTTACCGTCTGTAAAGATTTCTAGCTTCTTTTTATCCAGTAGAGGCTGAATGCTGATATGAGTGCTATCAGTATCGCCATAAACAGTGAGCGACTTACCTTCATAACCATACTTTTCCCTCGCATATCGGTCGATAATTTCACTGGCTTGCTTAACAACTGCTTGACCAGTGAGAGTAATACTACCGGCATGATCACTATCACAAATAGGGCTAAACTTATTAGCAAAAACCCCGTAGATAGAATTGAGTAGAATCTTGATGACGTGTTGTATGGTGTCTGCTCGTTCCATAGTCGACTTACACGTTTTGTATTCATCAGTATCTACTGTTAACTTACTTAACTTTTTCTTTAAGTCTACGTATATGTTCTTGTTTATTACACGCTCTTTATACAGCCCGTCAATAAGTGAAGGTACCACGCCTTGCTTCTTTTGAGTATAGAGTACGTTAGCTTTAGATATAGCAAGCTTCTCAGCTTGCATAAACTGAACAAACTTCTCGTTAGAGAGCTTAAAATCCTTGTTACTAGTTAGACGTATAGTGATACTCTCATCATCCTTAGCAACTATCTTACCAACCTTTGTCTCCGGGGATATATTCAGGGTAATAATAGTATTAGGGTATAGTGAGTTAGCGTCATAACTTACAACCGAGGTTTGAAGACCTCTTTCGGGATCTCTAACGTATCCGCCTTCAATAGCTTCACGAGTAGGTCCTTCTACGAAAGTAGGTATAACCATACCGTGCTTGTAGGCTTCTAGAGCTACACATCCAGTAACAATAGATACCTTACCAAGCGCAGCTTCAAAGCTAGTTAAACCTTTATAGGCCAACATACGAATAATCTTAAAGAATTGAAGTTTCTTCTCCATTCTCACTAACAGATCAACGTCTTGAATGTTGTAGTTAACAAAGTTATCCCAATCAGTCTTAGATAGATCTGCTAAATTAGTAGCATTAATAGCTAGTTTACCTTCTCCGAGTTCATGCTGGGCAACAAAGTTAAGAGCATACGATTCAAGTAGTCCGCGTGCAAAGCCTCTATACACTTCCATGTAATCCATTGCAGATATACCATGTATATACCAGCGATCTAATTCCTGCCCTTTAACGAAAATACCTTTACGGCACCACAAACTTTTTACTGGAGATAAGCGTTTTGCAGCATCTTCCCCTAAAAGACTATTAATACGGTTAATAAGATAAGGGAAGTCGAAAAAGTCCGTATTCCACCCCGAAAGAATATCTGGGTAATAATCCTTCTCCCAAAACTCTAAGAACTTCTCAAGTAAGTCATGCTCACTTGTACATTCAGTATATACTACGTTCTTACGAGTGGGGGTGTAAGGTTTAGCGCCGAAAGTATAAAACGTCTCAGACAAGTTATCATATACAGTGATTAGATTAATCGGGTGCTTAGCGTCTTTAGCTTCCGGGAACTCATCTGGCGAATATACCTCGATATCAAGAAAGCATACCTTAAGAGGGTTATTAGAAAACTCAGGTTTATCGTAAACGTCTTTGAATTGCTCGATGAGAAATTGCTGCTCTACTTGAATGTTATGATAGAGTCGTTTGATTGCTCCGTCTTGAGCAGCTTTATTACGGTCAAAGTTACTTCTGAATACCTTCTTCTTTAACTTAGTATTAAAGATAGACAACGCATCAGCCGTATCAGAATTAGTCTCGATATAAAAATACGGCTGGTAAGGCATCTTCTTAATGACACGATTACCCTGCTCATCCCAAGTAAAGAGCTGACAGACGCTATCTCGAGGGCTATAATAGATATTACGGTACACAGTGTTATTGTGTACTATTTTAACGTATTATCAAGAAAAATATAGGTCTGTAAACGCTTTAATATTATCCTCAAGCCACCATTTAGTTGCAACCTTACGAGCACTATCTGATTCGGTAAGGTAGCGCTTTCTATCAACAAGAATTTTCTTGATAAGGTCTACCATTTCATCAGAAGTATTAAAGCGTAGAGGTGCCATTTTGTATGGTTCTAAGTCTTGACAGATACAAGGTAGACCTAATGCACCCGCTTCTAGGTACTTGATAGGGGCTTTAGCTAGATTAAACTTATTGTTCTGTAATGGTGCAATAACCACATTAAGATTGAGACTACTGTATGTAGCAGGATAGTCCCAGATTCTAGTCCATGGTACGTATTCAATATCTCCGCTTCTTACTAAATGAGCCAATTCTACCGGACAACCACCCATAATAACCCATTTAAAGGTTTTGACAGTCTTGATAATAGTGTCGCGAATATCAGCAAAATCATCTCGTGCGCCTGGAACCTCACCTACGTTAAAGTGAGTAGGGCTCCCAATGTAGCCCACTCTTGGACGGCGCTTAAAGAGTTCATAGTTTTCAGCAATCTTTGTCTTACTATAAAAACGGTCGATCCAAAACTTAGGCATATAGTTTGGAAGTACTATACCCTTTACCCCAGTCTTTTCCTGATAATAACTCGACATATACGAAGTGGGTGTGGTGATACCATCACACAGCCTCATAATTTCTACTGCAGTGTTACTAATAATTGGATCAAGAAACGCTTCCCGAGCTTTATTATACACAGGAATATCTTCCGGAAAAATTACATCATCAATGTCATAATAAATCTTAAAGTTGTTTGTCTTATCAGACATACTTCTAAGAGCTTTAACAAATTGCAGCTGAGAGGGGGTTACTTGCCTTTGGATTCTTACACTCTTAATACCTTGATAGAAGTTCTCTTGTAAGATCATAAAATTATTGTTGTTAATAATTCCAAGCTGTTGACCGTTAATCACTGTCTCAGGCCAGTGCATTCTCCAAAAACCACACCCTTGATGGTCAGCTGCAAAGCTTACCGCGCGAGGCATACCATTCGGCATCCCACCGTGAGATGGTGCAGGTGCCTGCTGAGCGTTTAAAGGGCTACCCATAACAGGTGCTCCAAAAGGAAGTTGAGGAGCTCCGATCACTCCAGCGTTATTAGGAAATGTCATAATTTGTAATTCTTGTAGTTATACCGTTTTTCTTTTCAAGGTATACTATCTCGCCGCTTGTACAGTATTTTTTACTTTCTTTACGGTGGGAGATAATATAGATAGACTCATTATAGTTATCTACCCTTTCTCTTAGAATATCAAGTACTAACTCAATACCTTTCTCATCTAAAGACGAATCAAATAACTCATCAAACATACTTAAATTGAGCCAAACATCAGCTTGTGCTCTACGAATGTCCTGAAAAGTAAATAACATCGCCAAGTCAATAGCTTTACGTTCAGCACCAGAGAAGTTAAAGTAACTACACTCTTTACCTCTTTCATTAGTAATGGTTTCATCAAAGAACTCGTTAAATACAACATTACTATTACTCTCGAGTCTGCGCAGGTATTGAGCAAGTCGTGTATTAAGAACCTGTAGTATCTTTTTCACAATAAACGACTTTACACCTTCTTCTGAAGTAATAAACTTAGCATTCTCAATAATATCCATTCTTTCCTGTAAAGCAAGAATAGCTTCTTTAATCTCTTTCTGACGAACTAAAATAGCATTAATTGTATCTTGAAAGTCGTTAGAGTCTTTATTAAGCTGATCAATATCGATAACCAATTGGTTCTGCCAATCGTTAAGTTGCTTGGTACGAGAGTTGATATTCTCTACTTCCTTTTTACGAATAGCAAAGTTGTTTAACTTGCGCTCCATATCAGGTATAGACTTTTCAAGCTTGTCTAAGTTCTTTTGTGCTTCTGCAAGACGAGGCTTCTCTCTTGTAACTACTTCAGTGTAGTTATAAACCTCTTGACTACAATCATCTTTATCTTTTTCGTACTGGGTATTAGCAGCTTCTGCGAGATCTTTACCGCAATGTTGACACTTACTGTCGACTTTCTTGAGCTTCTTAACACGATCTGTATTAAACTTAATGTGTGCTTCTGCTTCAGTGATAAGCTTGTTGATTGCAGCTACTTTCTTATCGTAAGCCTTTTCTGCATCTTTTAAGAGCTTCAGATCTTCTTCGACTTTAGCTTGCGCAGCTATATCAACCGACTCAAGCTTACCGAGCTTTTCATTAAGTAAAGCAAGTTCTTGAATATTATTATTCTGACGGTTAACTAGAGTATCGAGTCTTTTCTTTTTATTAGCCTCGTAATTCTCTTGTTGTTTAGCAGCTTCAGTTAAAGAGCGTTCTACTTCTACATGCTTAGTATTCTCAATATCGATACTTCTCTTAACATCGTTAAAATCAGAACGTGCTTGAAGTAACATATTACCAAACACTTCAAGCCCTAGAATACCTTCAATAAACTTGCGCTTCTCAACCTTCTTTTGAGCCATGAACGGTATCGTAT